CCTTCATCTTCAGTCTTTGCTCCCTTTGCAGGAGCCTTCTTTGGTGCCTTCTCTTCTCCAAAACTAGATGCTGCCATAGACTTCATCTTACTGCGAAAGTCTTCAGGCTGTGCTTCCTCTGCGCTAACGGCAGAACCTTCTGCTGCGCCTCCCTTGAGAACCTGATCCATTCGACCCTTGAGTTCCTCATATGCCTTAAACTGATCAGGAGCAACAAATGGCTGAAGAGGATACTGTGACTTCCACAGAGCCTCAAGACGCTTGTCATCGCCATCAAACACTTCCGACTGTGGCTGAAACGCACTCTTGTCATAAGAGACATAACCCGATTCGAGATGTGCCTTCAACTTGAAATTTGCGCCCTGCCAAAAATCAAACGGATTGAACTTTGTCTCATCAGGAGAAGCGGGGCTTGTTGCTTCCTGCAACTTATCAAAGATCTTCTTGCCAAACTTATACAGGAAAACCTTTCCCTCATTCTCGCGATTGGATGGATCACTCACCACAAGGATATTCGCGATATACGACAACTTGCGCTTGCGATCACGAGCAATTCCCTTGTTTGATTCCATACCACTGTTCCACAACTCCGTGTTTCCTTCGCACACAGGGCACTTCTTTCCAACGGTGGTTGGGCAATTCTCAATCATCCAACCACCCTTGCCTTGGAATCCGTGGGAGAACAGTCGAACCCATGGAATGTCCTCTCCCTCTACAGGTGCAAGAAAGCGAATGACTGCATATCCGTTTCCGCTCTTGTCTCGCTCAAGAGTCCAAAAGCGATCATCTTCGTAACTGCTCTTGGTATTGACCTTTGTCATTTCCCTAGAAAGGCGATCAATTGCGGACTGAGCATTCTTCTTCATACTTGAAAAACCTGACATGTTTTGTATCTCCTTGTGTTTGTTGTATAGTAAAACGATTTAGTTTATTGTATCACAAAATAACCAATCAGTCAAGGGGGAGTTTTGATTTTTTCCCGCCTTTTAGCATGTTTTTATTCTCAAACTCTGCTTTCAATTTTTCCCGAATTGGCTTGGTTACCAACTTTGCAACCGATTCAGGCTCAATTCCATGCTTTTCGCAAAGTTCAAGAATTGCATCAATGTATTGACCGTCCTTACGATCTCGACACAGTTCTTCGATCTCTTTGCTGAAAGTAGTTTCGATGTTAATTATTGATCCCATTATGGCATACTTTCTTCGTTAACATCGTTTGTCATTTGAATTGGCATTTCGTCAATTGTATCAACCCATCGAGCAATACCTCGCTCAAATTCTTCCGAAGTTAGAAGAATTCCAATTTGCTCTCCCTTTTCCGTCATGAATCGAATGCAATGAAATCGTTCCTTTTGTGGAGGAACAATCGGATCAAGTCTCCGAGATAATGTAAATCCAAACCAATTAAATATTTTTTTGAGCCAATTCATTGGCAATCTCCTGTACTTGCTTAAAGTTATATTTTTCCCAATACGAACGAATGACATTTGCCAAACCTTCGCGATAATCGTTTCGGTGTTCGACAAACTCTTGTGACGAACCATCATCCGATACAATCAAAACAACAAGGTCTGTAATTCGCTGCCCTGTCCGTTCTTCCCACATATATGAATATGCAGTCGCCTGATGAAAGTAATTTGTAATCCAAGACTTCTTCTTTTTCTTTGAAGAGGTCTTGAAATCAATGATTGCAGGATTTCCATTATACTCTCCGATGCAATCTGTTCTCCCCGCAAGCATCAGGTGATCAGACCATAAAGGTCGTTCGATTGCATAGATTTCTCCAATGTTTTTCATCATTGGCAGAAGTGCATCAAAACGAATCGAATCTTCTTCGCTTGTTGGAACAGTACCATCTGTCAGATATTTTTCAGCAAGCAAGTGCATCTGATTTCCTCTTGCAATTGCCTTCTGAGAGGTCTCTAGATTCTTTGGATCTGTACGCCACTCTTTCCACTTCTCAGCATCTAGATGATTCACAACCGTGGTAACTGAAGGATACCACTTGTCCTTTGTTGGGGACTTGTAGTATCGACCTATACCATCTGCTTCAACTGACGGCAAGAATTCTTTATCCGAATTGATCATAATTAATAGTCTCTCATTCCGTGTCTAGGATGTGCGGTTTTAATCTTCGAAATTACTTCTTTGAATCCACCATCGGGACGAACAATACCGAGTCGAACAGGATCAATAATAGGTGGTGCAGATGGGATATACTGTTCGACTTTCTTCTCCCCACATTTGGGGCACGGAGTTTTGCACGGCTTGTCGTTGTCTTTCATTCGGAGGAATTCCTCGAATGTGTGTTGGCAAGCAAGGCAAATATAATCATAATTAGGCATAATATGTACTGTATTTATGTGGTATTAACAAACCAAGAAGGAGGGCTTGTTTTAGACCATTTGGCAAAACGCTTCTTGTCTCCGATATAGTAATTGCGATATGCCGTAACTGCATCATCTGTTTTATAATGCTCAGGCATTGCTTGTGCAAACGGAGACAATTGTCCTCGCCTGATATTTACAGGTAAGGTAGAAAGATAATCATTGACTAGCCCACACATCGAATGCTGCTTTGCATATCGATCTGTGTATTCTTTGAGAAGACCTGTTGTGTGTTGCCACAGCCACAAGTAATTGTCGCTGCCCTGCATTACCCACTTTGTGCATGGGTGATTTACCATAGTGGGTAAACACAACTTTGCATCTCTAACAGTACAAGGATGTACCCAATGTTTGATTTTTCGATTGGCTTTTGAAATCCTAATGGTGGCATTACCATCCAATACACGATGTGCCGTTGATAGCATCTGTGCGCTTTCTACTATCATTTTTACGACATGTTTGTCGCATAGATCATGAGCGGCATCAAGTGGATTGGATTGTACTGCAAAAATATTCATAGGATTAGTCCATAAAGGAACCATTGCGCCACAGATGCCCCAATCGATGCATTAGGATATCCCATCCCAATCCAAGCCATGTGTCTGATTGATAACTGCCTTCGGGACACTGCATGGAGTATGTGATGGTAAGTACAGCCTTAGCCTTTGGGGTACGCTTCTTTGGAGTTGTCTTGGTCTTAGTCATTGTTGGATCCTCCCATTGATTCGACATTTCGTTCCTTTACCCAAAAAGTTTCAGGCCCCCATTCAGGGCTGTGGGTGGTTACTAGGTACTGCTTTCCCCAATTTGGGTGAACTTCAACACGGCGAACGATTGCAATTTTTTGCTCTTCGCGCAGCCATACTTTGATTTGCGGAGTGGTTTTATACGCTGTTTCGTTGGTATCCATGAGATTAAACCTTGTAAAAAGTTAAGATTAGTTAGAGTATAGCACAAATTAAATCGGTGTCAAGTGGCATGCTAAATATAGGCGAGGTACATATTATGCCAACAACACTATCAATCCCTGAAGTCGTGAAGAAAATTTCGCAAACCGCAAAGAGCAAAGAAGATGTCATTCGAATGCTCAGAGAAAACAACAGTCATGCATTTAAACTGTTGCTTCAGTATGCATTCATCGATACCTCTAAGTGGTATCGCCAAGATCTACCGCCATACACCCCCGACAATGCACCCGAAGGACTTACTGTATCAAGTCTGTTCCAGGAAGTCAAAAGACTTTATATATTTAAAGAGTCCTACAACCTTCCAAAAGAACGCAAAGACATTCTGATGATTCAGATCTTAGAATCAATTCATCCTGATGAGGCATTGATGCTCAAGGAACTGTTTAGCGGAACTTTCTATGGATACGGGATCAGCAAGCAACTTGTACTTGATGCATTTCCCGATATTGCTGCTACGGTAGTTTCTTCTTAAACATCGCCATTGCATACTTGGCAAGGTAGTAAGAATCTACAATATCAGAGACAGGACTTGAACACTCCTTGCTTTCCTTGTCCATTGTTTTCATCAGATCGATATTTGTATCTTTGACAAATGACGAATGCATCGCACATTTATCGGAATTTCCCTTACCTGTGGCAAACTTTTTGAGTGCAGCAGGTGCAATAGTATCAAATCGAATGTGATGTTTCCATAACTTATGCTTAAGCAATCCACAGTTCTCGCCGATGTGAAAAACCTTTCCCTTGGCTCCCATGGCATAATCCTCTATGACGAGTATGTCAGGTTCAATCCTACATTTGGCGACAGCCCATTCGGCAATAAGATCAAAACGGTGCTCAGGACAGAGGTAGTCGGGATAGGGATCCCCTGTCCAAGTCATGAAACCGCTGTTGTAAGTGACTTGATTGCGTTTGACAGAGGTCAGGAACCAACATTGGACTTTGTCACCATCAATGAGAGTGATAGCAGGTGAGGTCATAGAGTAGTCAATTCCTAGTGCTTTCACAAAAGTATGTATTGTCTTTGTCTGAATTTGAGGTAGAATATACAACATGAATATCGAACGAATCAAAGAAATGGTGGAAACTGATCTCAAAATCGATGGCACTGAATTGGGCGATGAGTCGATTCGTATCCCACAATTGCATGGCAAGTATCTCAATATCTACCATGACGAGTGTCTAATCCTTCGCAAATTGGATGTGGATTTGAAAATTCTCCGCAAGCAAAAATGGGAATACTACAACGGAAAGATGTCTCAACAAGAACTTGCCACACTTGGATGGGAGCCTTTTGGCCATCGAATCTTGAAGCAAGATTTAGATATCTACCTAGAATCCGATACTGACATCATAAAGCATGGATCAAAGATAGATCTACAGAAAGCAAAAGTAGAGTATCTAGACTCTATTCTCAAGGGAATCAATAATCGAAATTGGGTTATTCGAAATGCAATTGAATGGAGAAAGTTTATGAGTGGGGTTATCTAAATATAATTAATGCCTGTAATTGAAGTCCGTAGCATGAATACCGCCAACCTTCGAATTGTTACGGAGAATGGTATTGCATATGAATTACAGGAGTACTTTACATTCGATGTACCTGGAGCAAAGTACACACCTGCCTTCAAGAGGCGAGTATGGGATGGAAAGGTGCGACTGTTCAATGCATACTCGGGATTAATGCCCGCAGGATTGATGGACTATCTTGCAACATTCTCCAAAGATCGCGGATACGAACTTCAAGTTGATTCTGCAATTGCACAGCC